CCTAATGATCCTGTAGACCCTATAAGGTTCTCTGCACAGGATTTGATGGAACGTGAAGCTTCCTATGGTCGTTCTGGGTTTAATCTACAGTTTCAACTAGATACAACCCTTTCAGATCAAGATAGATACCCATTAAAGATAAATGATCTCGTAATAATGCCAGTTAATAAAGAATATGCTCCCGAAAAAGTTATATGGTCTAACTCTCCTGAGTATGTCATTACAGATTTACAGTGCGTTGGTTTCAATGGTGACAGGTTCTACCGACCTGCACAACAGTTTGGAGACTTCATTGAATATACAGGCTCCGTAATGTTCGTAGATCCATCTGGTACTGGAAAAGATGCAACCGCTATAACCTGCGTAAAGATGTTGAACGGTAATTTATATGTCACTGAATGTTTAGGACTCTCTGGCGGCTACTCAGATAGGGTTCTTGAGAAGATAGCCAAGGTAGCTAGGACTAATAAAATAAATAAAATACTTGTTGAACAAAACTTTGGCGGTGGTATGTTCTCTCAACTTCTTAAACCGTTCCTTATGAGGTTTCACCCCTGCGAATTAGAAGACGTTAGAAATAATAAGACCAAAGAATTAAGAATAATAGACACATTAGAACCTGTAATGAACTCTCACCGTCTAATAATTGACCAGAAAGTAATAGAAAATGACTTCCGTTCTAACCCACATGAAACACCAGAACGTAGATTGAAGCTTCAACTGATCTATCAACTATCCAGAATCTCTCGGCATAGAGGTTCCTTAGTACATGATGACCTCGTTGACTCCCTCGCAGGTGCAGTTGGCTATTGGACACAGTACATGGCACAAACAGAAGACCTTAATATCTCTAAAAGAAAAGAAGAACTACTCTCTATTCATACAGATAACTGGGGTGCCTTGATGAATAACACCGTAACTCAAACTGCTATGGGTATGTCTCCTCAACAAATTAGAAATAGTAACGTATCTGACCAAGGTTTTATTAAAGATTTCTATTAATGGACACTATAGGAGAAAGAACTTTTCCACACACTAAGGGTACCCTTTAAGAATCCTTCAAAGTTTCCGTATGGTGTCTATTCTTTGACAGCTTGCTAGAGGGTATCCTACCTAAAAAAAATTTATCGCAAAAATTTGAAGGGGTAATACGATATATAGTCGGTCAAAAATCCCCATATCCTCGGCAAAAAATAAAAAAATATAGGATTAACCAAGGCAAAACCATTGATATCACTGGGTTTTCAGAATATATATTATATTCTTGAGACTCAAAACGACTCAAAACGTCTATATTAATCGCTTACATTTCTTTATGTTATCGGTAGGTGGTAGTCATACCAAAGGATTAGAGGGAATCACTAAGGGAAAAAGAAAGAATCTTTTGATGGATTTCTTGACAATAAAAATATTAATATATATATTACTATTAGTTCTTGATTGAACTACTAACCACAATGGAGCTAACACAATGACTTTCACCAAGAAAAACATCAAAATTGAAGAGCAGATTTTGGAAGACTTTATGAGTCTTTTAGATTCTGGCAATTTAGATAAAACTTGGAAAAAAGAATGGACAGCAACAGAGCAAGCTGGACATACTAACTTCTTAACTAATCACAAATACAGTGGAGCTAATCCAATTATCCTAGAAATGTATATGGCACTTAGGGGTCACCACTTACCTTTATGGATAGGATTTGCCCAAGCGAAAAAAGATTTGAATTGTGTACCAAGAAAGGGAAGTAAAGCCGCTAAAATTCTACGACCAAATCCAATTAAGATTGATCTAAAGAATGAAGACGGTTCTCCTAAATTGGACAAAGACGGCAACCAAGAATTTTACATGAAGTTAACCTTTAAGGGAACTAGTGTATTTAATATTTCTGATCTTGTTGGTCTTGATGAAAAAGCACAATCAAAACTAGATAATATTATTTCTAGTTTCAAATCAGATTGTGAAAAGAATGTTAGACCGTTAGACGAGAGAGTAAAGGCCGCACATGACCGTTTAATGATCTTTACTAAAGATTTAAAGAATGGATTAAAGCATGGCGGCGATCAGCCTTATTACAACAGTTCAGAAGACTTTGTAAAAATGCCTGAGAGATCAACTTTTGTTGATGACCAAGCATATTTAAGTACACTTTCGCATGAATTTTGTCATGCCAGTGGACACAAAGACCGCCTAAATAGAAAGTGGTTAAATGAGTATTCAAAGTTTCGACCTCAGGAAGAAATCTGTGTTGAATTTGCCGCAGTGTTAATTTGTAACCGTTTACAAATTTCTTGCAACACTCAAAATCATGCCGCTTACATTTCAAGTTGGGCCAAGCATATTAGAAGTGCTAAGAGTCCAGCAACAGAATTGATGAAAGTATTTAGCAATTCTGTTAAGGCTGCTGACCTTGTAATAGGTGAAGAGTAACTTTACTTTTGATTCTTTCTTAGAGGGCCTTCGGGCCTTCTATGAAAGGCTCATAAACCTTTCAAATGTAAACCAATTAACCACAAAGAAATCATGTACAAAAACCAGTGCAACCCAAATAGAAAACCTATGAATTTATTTGATGCAGTTCCTTTTATTGCTCAGATGGAATTTGAGGGAAGATTCTACGATAAAGAAGAATACTCAAGTTTTGAGATTCATTCAGCAGTAAGAGATTTATATTTTCTTATTGGTGAAGACTACGAATTTCCAGCCGATCAAGATAGAAAGAACTGGAAAATTTATGTCCGTATGATCACTAATGCTGCTGATCTAATTATGGATAACTTAGAAGAGTACAACAAGACTTGCAGAGTCGATTGTGCAGAGCTAAACAAGAAGCACAATTTAGGATTTTAGAATCTTTCTTAGAGGGCCTTCGGGCCTTCTATGAAAGGCTCATAACCTTTCACTTTTAAACCTTATAGGAGCTAACAACTATGAAAGCTGGACACTATTACAACCAAGCCGAGAAAGCTTACCAAGTCTTACAAAAGTATCATACTAAAATGTTTGACTTAGGTGGCGAAGAATCCGAGCATTGGAATGATGACTTAAACCATTATGAAAGAGTCTTAAGAGACTCACTCGAATGGGGAAAAGAAGATGAACTCTTTACTGAAGCTGCCGAGTTTGATACAAGACTCTCAAGAGTTGACGATCACATAAAAGAATATCTATCCGATATTAGATATTTAAAAGGTCGTATTAAAGAACTCAAAGCAACTAAGGAAAGACTACAGCAAGAGAAAAAAGATTATCTTATAGAAAATAATATGGACTATAAGACGATTGATAAAAGGCTTGCCGCTAGTTATCCAGAATTTGTAGAAAAATCTACAGATTAGTCCTCTCAGAATCGCCTAGAAGGTGCTTGTTTCACCTTCTGGGTATCTTTATACCCTTAACTTTTAGCCACAATGGAATCTAACAAACAAACTTATGCCGAGTTTCTAAATGAGTCAGAAGTCTTTGCTGATTGGCTCAAACAAATACCTTTTAACTTTGATCTTTGCGGATTGAAAGTTAATAAAGATAACTCGGTTACTATGGTATTTAAAAATTCCTTAGACACTGATAGGTTTAAACCTATGAAGTAAAACCAAGTGCCAACCTCTACTTAAACTTAGGGGTTGGCATTTTTTTATTCTTAGACTATACTAAATATAGTTATGTTTTCATAACTGCTAACCACATTAAAAAAAGGAGCTTAAAACAATGTCAACACGAGCATTAATCGGAGTTGTTCAAGACGATCAAACAATCAAATCTGTTTACCATCACTTTGATGGCTACCCTGAGTGGCTTGGAGCAGTACTTCAAGATAAGTACAACACAGAAGACAAAGCCAACGATCTAATATCTGGCGGTGATATGTCTTGCTGCTGGACTCAATCAAGATGGCTGGCTAATGGCGGCCAAGGTAAGGTTCCTTACTATGGCCCACAGTATTACACAGGCCGAGGGGAAAGATTAAGAATCACAACCACAGATAACTTTGAAGAGTTTACTGAACTTGATTGTGACAATGAATATTCCTATCTATTCAAAGATGGTAAGTGGCATGGCTACAGCATAGAAAGAACACGAGATTGTAAGACTTGGGTTATTACTGATGTTGCTGCTATCCCTGTATCTATACCTCAAGGAGCTGCGGTCTAATGGAAGTCTTAATTGTCTCAGCCTGTTTCGGAGCCATAACTTATTATGGTTTCCTTATGGCTAAATGGTTTGATGCACACAGCACAGGAAAAGAAGAGCAGTTGATTAAAACTGCTCGACAATATCAACAACAAAAACAAAAGGAGTCTTGACAATGCAAAGAGTAGAAATTATTAATTACGATCGCTTATCAAAAAGCGACCCACTTTTCCTTAAAGCTATTGAACAAATCAAAAGCCTAGGAATACATGACTCACAACTAAAACAAAAGGAGGTTAAAAGCTAATGAGTATGGGAACTTTGCTTGATCTTACACATGATGAACTTAAAGAAGTTTATCTATCTCTTACTAAAGGAGAGTGGAGAGATCAAAAAGCTAACAAGTCAGCAACAGAGAAAGTACAAAAGTATTTAGTTGATGTTGCTATGACTTGTGAATTTCAAACAAAGATAGAATACAAGATGCAGATAGAGGACAAAAGCTAATGAAGTGTACCAAGTGTGGAAGCCTAGAGAATCAAGTAAACAATACTAGAACTAGGCTATCCACTAGAGGTCACAATATAGATTCACAAGATGGTTCGATTCCTTTTATATGGAGGAGTCGGACCTGTCTTGTTTGCGGCCACAAATACAGCACCTATGAAATGCGAACAGCAGATTATAGCAGTGATGGATTTCTAAAAATGATTAAGGATTTAACCACATGAAAAAAACTATTCCAACATTATCTGAAGCTACAAAGATTGTTTATAGAACACACTACAGTGGCACAGATTCAGCAAAGAATTTTCTTACAGCTATGAACCATAACATTCAAGCTATTGGAGACTTACCAGTTAATAAAATTACTACACCTGTCATAAATAAAATGATGGATTATTTATTAATTAAATTAAAAAATAGTAGAGCTGTAGTAAATACAAAGAGGGGTTATTTAAAAATAGTTTTAGAAAGAATGATTGATGACGGACATATAAAAGAAGTTAAGCTACCCAAAAGACACAGAGTAAAGAAACAAAAGGTTGAATATTTAACTCAAGATATGGAAGAAGAATTATTAAGTTACATAAGGGATAAATCTTTTGGTGAAGATAAAGAAATTTATCATCAAGCTTTTTATATTATTTCTTGTTTAATAGATTTAGGGTGTCGGGTTAGTGAATTGTTAGGGCTAGAAAAAAGATATGTTGACTTTGATAATAACCAAATAAATTTTAATGAAAGAAAAAATGATAATGCTGTAGCTGTACCCATGACCAATAGAGTAAAAGAATATATGAAGTTATATTGTTATGACAAAAAAGATTTTGATAGGGTTTTCAATCTAAGTTACGACAAACTTAATTCTATATGGCAAGAAGCTAGACGAGACTTAGGATATAAAGATAAAAAGTTTTATACCATACATCTATGTAGGCATACTTGTGCGTCAAGGCTAGTACAAAGAGGAGTACCGATACTTTTGGTCAAAGATTGGCTAGGGCATGAAGATATAAAGACCACAATGATATATGCTCACCTTTTACCCAAAGCTTTGCACTCTGTTGTAGATGTATTAAACGATAGTGATAATAAATCTCAAGATATATTTACACCTGATACTAAAAAAGCAATTAAATATATAAACTCTATGCACAGTACAAAATTATTTATAGATAGGAGGTCTTGAACTGATGAATAACTATCTTGAATTTGTACAAAGACTTCCTAATAAAGAACTTGAAAAACTTTTGTTAGCTATCTTTGAAGATAAAGTGCGTAGAAAAAAATTAAAATTACAAGGCATACCAAAAAGTCAATGGCATAAGGTGGGGAAGAACTAAATGAAGTTTACTGATAGTCAAATCTTTTTTATCAATGACTCAATTAGAAAAGAGTTAAATGAACAAGAAACATTTTTAAAATATTTAACTGATTTAGCACAAAAAGAAAATGATTTAACAAAGAAAAACAAGATCAATAATTCTGTTGAATTGTGTGTAAAAAAGATACAAGAACTTGAAGCGTTGAGAGGTTTATTACATGAGTGAACCAAGTAAGAAACAACTAGAGCTAGAGCAAAGTATCTGTAGTATTTCAGCCTATAACAAGATCAGTAAACAAAATAAAAATATAGAAAAAGGAAAAGAATCTGAAAATTATTATGCGAGAAATTTAATTGAAGCAGGTCTTGATAAGCTTACAAAATATCTTAAAGAACATATTAAAGTTTCTTTTACTGGTAAAGCTGGAAGGCAAGTTATATCAGCAATATATCTTGCAAAGTTTCCTGACTTAGATGTAGTTTCTTTTATTGCTTTCAAACAAATTATTGATTGTATTAGCGTACAAAAAACTACAACGCAAACTGCTGTAAAGATAGGTCAAATGTTAGAAGATGAACTTAGGTTTACTGAATTTGAAAAGCAAGACCCTAAACACTTTCAAGCTATAAAAA